TCCCGTCCTGGATGATGGCGTCGTAGAACGCTGCCGTGGACGTGTAGAACCGGATCAGGCCATCGGAGTTGGAGGTCACCATGGAGTTCACATACAGGTCCGCGGCATCATCGTCTCGCTGGCGGATGACGGTGTTCGGAATGGTGTAGGTGGCCGAGCCACCGGTGATGGTTGGCTGGGTGCTGCCGATCAGGAAGATCCGGTCGTTCTCGGTGACGGTAACCGCAGCCCCTGAGACCAGGATGGAGTTCCCGCCCACCGCTGCGACCTGGCGGATGTTGCTAGTCTGGATCCCGGCCTGGATCCAGTTGTTCACCGCGAAGCGAGCAGCCACAACGGCGGAGTCGAAGGTGATCGTCGTCCCGGTTGAGTCCTGGGCCGCATAGCCTCCTCGAGGGAAGACAAAGCAGCGCCAGGAACCCTTGGGCCCAAGCAGCCCGGTCGTGCCCGAGGCTCCGGTGATGTTGAACTGAGTGCCCGGGATCGTGGCCATCGTTTATCTTCTCCTAGTACCAGTAGCCATAGGGCCCCATGGACCGAGAGCGATCCCCTGGCGCATTGACGTGGGCAGAGAGTTCACGGAACGCCGTGTTGGCTTGCTGGAGCGCCACCTCGATTGGCATGGGCCTCTGCCGCGACGAGAGCCTCTTACAGAACTCCAGCCAGGCGAAGCCCATGTAGACCTCGATCACATAATCCGGGATCTCGATGACCTCGTCCGGCACCATGGGCGCCGGCGTCACTCGGTAATAGTTGAACCTGACTGAGTAGGCGGCCGGTGGAATGCCGGCCCAGCGAATTTGTCCGGTCTCGAACAGGTTCGGGATGGTATAGACGCTCGGCTGCTCGGTGACAGCCAATGAGTAGGCCTCCACGAACCGGTCGTAAGCGCAGTAGGTGATGGGGCGATTCGGTGTGCCGCCGGCCGTATCGGTATAGTGCATGGACAAGGGCTTTTTCACGGCGCTATTAAGGGTCGTGAATGGGCTGTTGGGGGTCATGACGAGATCCTCATCCAGGATCTCCCAAGGCCACATGCCCTTGCGATTCATGGTACGCACCGCCGCCCGGAAGGCATCTCCGGCGGTTGCGAGAATGGTCTCATCCGCCCCATTGAGCGTGCGGGCCATCTCGCTTTCGACATCCAGCAGGGTCCGGCGCCCGGCGGCCTGGGTGCCTGTGGCGACGACAATTCCGGAGATGGTCGGCATCAGTGAACCACAATCCCAGGAAAAACTTCTCCCACGCCCAACTCCTCAGTAATGGCGCGCATCTGCTGCTCGGTCAGATATCGCTTGGCCCTGCGGAAGCTCTCGCGCCAGCCCGGCCGATGTAGCCTCAATCCGGCGTAGATGGTCGCGGAGGTGACATAGCCACGCGGGAAGCTGCCCAGCGTGATATCCGGGACCTGTCGGTAGACTTTCCGGCTACTGAGTTGGTCGCGCCATGGGATGTCCCGGTAGCCCCGGCACAGCGTGATGTAGCCGCCGCTGTCCCGGTAGTCCCGAACGTAGCAGTCCGGAACATGGGCCTTAAAGGCCGCGATGATGTCTCCCAGGTAAATCGATCCGTAGTACATGGGCCCTCCGAACGGCCGGGGTGGCCCGTCACCACCCCAGCCATCCAGAAATGGACTACAGGTTCCAACGCAGCGAGTCGTCGTCCTGCGTCAGGCTCTTGGCGCGGGTCGTCACAACCTTGATGATTTCCCCCGCCAGCGGGTTCAGGATGCCCCCGGTGCCGTGGTACATCTTCCAGGTCAGGATCCCCATCAGGCCGTAAGGATCAGACTTGTCCGGCTTGCTGGGCGGGATGAAGTTCACGCTCGGAGTACCCCGCCCCGTCGCATGGCTGATGGTCGCGCAGTACCCCTGGCCGACCACCGGACACCGGACGATCTGATCCGTGGTCGTGATGGTCCCGGGGAACTGGACGCTGACGTTCTCGTCCTCGATGACCCGGATTCCGAACACCTCTCCGATCATCGCCTGCTCGAACTTGTCCTCGCCCCGCTGATAACCCTTCAGGGCGATGTCCTGGAACGTCGCATCGGTACGGAGGTCGCCGGCGATTTCCGGAGCGATCAGGCAGTCGTAGGCGTTGCGGGGCGATCCCCCACGCGGCTTGGCGCTGCGCGACCGCATGTTGGTGTAGGCGGTGTTGAAGGTCTCGGCAGCGATCCGATGGCTCGGGTTGGCGGCATCCAGGGTGGCTTCCGTGAGGGTCTGGCTGCCATCTCCCCAGGTGACGTTGACCGAGACCGAAGCGCCGAAGTAGGTCACGCTCGGCACGGTCGCGCTGTTGGTGTTCCCGACGTTGCACACCATGATGTTGACGATTCGCTGATCCAAGGTGTCCTTGGCGTTGTACAGAAACCGCTCAGTGAGGGTCGGGATGGGGTTCGGCTCGGACGTCATGATCGCCTGCTCGGTGATCTCGAGGTCGTTGCCGATGAGCTCGATGCCGTAGACGACCGAGTCCACGGTGAACGAACGTCCCTTTAGCCCGGCGGGGGTCATCCATCCCAGGAACTGGGAGATGCCCGTCACCTGCTTGGGGAACGAGTTGATGCGGTGAAACTCGATGACGGTCCCGGAATTGGCTGGGATCACCTGCTTGTCGCAGAGATCCGTCGCCATGAGCTGGTTTTCCAGGATGTCGAGGAGTTGCTCTTTCCAGTAGTTCCGCAGGATGCCCTGAGGGCCTCCGGCGGTGGTCGTGAGGGTCAACTGAGCCATGGGTTACCTCAAAGTGCGGGCTCTAGCGGTACTGCTCCACCGAAGCCCTGACGAGGGCCGAAATGGCTGCGTCCCGCTCTTTCTGGGGCAGCTTATGGAGGTCCAGTTCCTTGGAGCCCGCAACAGGTTGTTTTCTGGGTGCAGCCGCAGGAGCCGACGCGGCTCGAGCAGCTTCCTTCTGGGTCTTCTGGATTGACTTCACGGCGTTCACGGTCTCGGCCCGCTGGGTTGCTCGCACGGCTTCGCGGGTCGCCTCCTGCCAACTCCGATGAGCAAGCCGCAGGAATCCGCTCAGGCTCTGATAGGCCACGGCCTGATCCTCGGGGCTCAGAACCTTGGCCCCTTCGTTCTGGATCCATTTGCCGAACTCTTCCTGGTCCTCCAAGGTCATGTTCTTTTCGTTGAGGAACCGATTCAGAACGATGGCCTTGTCTTCGTTCTCCTCGGCTTGCACCGGGGGAGGAACGTAGTTCGCGGAGGCTGGATTGAGGGTGCCCTGAATGTCCTGGATGACCCGGTCGACTTCCTCCTGGGTCACCCCCTCCTGGGTCTTGCTGCGCTCGAGGATCTGCCTGGCCCTGTCAGCCGCGGCGGATTTGCGCAGCAGGCGCTCCCGGAGGATGCGCTCATTCTCGACAGCCCGATCCTGCATGGCCTTCCAGCGCGAGTCATCGAGCTTCTTGCGCTCGGCGTCCTCCGCTTCGCGGTCGGCCAGCCTCTTCCGGAGTGACTCGATGTCGTCTTCCGCGGCTGGCGCTTCTTCTGCTGGCTCCTCGGCCGCTCCAGCAACAGCCTCTGCTGGTGCCGATTCGGCAGCCCCCGGCGTCTCTGCTGGTGTCTCTTCTGCTCCAGCAGTTACGGTCGTGGTCTGCGGCTGCTCGTTCTCATCCAGATGGCCTTCGAGAACATCTTTCAGCGCCGCGGCCGCTTGTTCCTGGGTGATCTTCGGATCTGGCATGGTTGCCTCTCTGGGGCCCGGCTAGGCCGGTTGCTCCCGCTCCTCTTCTCCCAACTGGGACACGGTGGACGCATGGATGTACTCCAGTCGCGATAGCAGCCACTGGAGTTCTCGGTCGCGTTCCATCATGCCCCTGCAGACGACAGGGTCGATGGGCGTTGGGATCGAAGCCCTTCCCTGTATGCGTGTCTTAATCAGTGCCTTCAGAGCCTCCAGCAGCGCTGCATTGCCGCGGAGATGCAGCCCGAGAGCCGCCTCCTCTGCGGTCAGCTGGTGACGAAAGCGCGGGATCATCTCCCGCACCATGTCGCTCACCTTGCGCGCAGCGTTGCCAAGACCCGGGGGAATCGTCACTTTTTCATCTGCCGAAAAGCGTCACATAGCTCCCTGGCTTCCTTCCGCGGAAGACCAGAGTTCGAGACCATTCCCACGAACCCATCCACCGGGAGCCGCGAGAGTAAATCGCACAATCGCGCGAGGTCGTTTTTGGATGGCTCCTTCTCTTCTTTCTTCGTTCCCATGTGTCCTCCTATCCGACGATGTATAGAGCATCCTGTCTGCGCTGGGCTTCGTGAGGACAGGCGCCATGATTGCGAGCCTTGCCCCAGTTACAGTTGGCGCAGAGGAGCTGGAGGCCGGCTATCGTGCCAGCGATAACCGCCTTATAAAGGCGGTGCTGATGCACCGCCCCCCACGTCTTGCGACCATCGTTACCACTCTCGCGCTTCCTGTAGGCCGATCCGTCATTGGCGATGTGGTCGATTTGCAGAAACGCTGCTTCTCGTTCTCCGCAGCAGACGCAGGAGTTCCCCAGCGCCTCAAATGCCGCCGCCTTTAATTTCCTGCGCCATTCGACGCGTTGGGCATTGCGCCTAGATCGACGCTCTGGATCTGCCTGTATCTTGCGGTTTAGGGCCAGGGCTGTCAGTCTTCTTCGCTCTCGATTTCTCCGATGCCAAGCGCTTGTGTAGGCAGAGCAGCATGCTCTGCGCTGAGGCCGCCGCTTGGTTATTCTCCATTCGGAACGCGAGAACTCACTCGCTGGCTTGGTCTCATTGCAATGACAACAAGACTTCATCACGCCGCCTCCCCTGCCGCTTGGGCGGGGACGACTCCACCCGTGCCACCGCCATTGGCGGGATTGGATCTGCCCTTAGGAGAGGGAGCGCTGCCTCCATTGGAAGGCCCAAGCGTGTTACTTAACCCCAAACTTTGCATGCGGGCGACGATCTCCTCGGGATCCTTGAGCATCAAATTTTCCAGGCCCTTGACCTGGAAGCCCTCATCGCCCCATCTCCGGATGAATTCGTTCCAGTCCGTGCTGGCCATGGTGAAGGGGTTCGACGCCAGCATCGTGGCCATGTCCCGGAATTGGTTGGAAATCTGACTCCGGGTGAGCATGGAGCGCGCACCCACGAAGGTGATGTCCGTGACCGCGTCGATGTCGAAATAGGACACCTCGGTTGTCTCGGACTCTCCCACCCGGCGGAATACCTTGGACTCGTCATCCAAATTGCAGTAGTACAAGTCGTTGATCAGGCGCCCCTGCACCGGGAGCTCGTCGCGCTCGATTAGCACCGCGAGCTGGTCGGTATTCTGCAGGGCGGCCTGCGTGACCGTGTTCGTCTCGGTCGCTGTGGTGTCGCCCTGCTGCATGATTCCCTGGACCGGGTCACGGGCGTTCATGGCGTTTCGCATCGTCTGCGACATCAGTCCGAGGGCCTGCACGGCAATGCCCAGCCCGGCATAGTCCTTGGCAAGCGGAATGAGCTGGGTGACGTCGGCGCCCTGCGACATGAAGACTTCCCGAGGCCGCCGTGTCTCCAGAGTCCTGGCAAAGTCAGGGCCCCAATCTCCCGAGACAACGTAGTTCTGATAGACCGATTCGATGAGGGCCTGGACCGTCAGGATGAGCTGCGTATCGCTCACGTCCTGCAGGTAGCGCACGATCGTCAGAGGCGACAGCCCGTAGATCCCCCGTCCGGTCGGAAGGATGGTGAAGACCCCGCCCTGGATCTGGCCATTGCGCTGGGGGGACTGGATCGCCTGGATGCAGATCCCGTCGATCATCTTGAGCACCACGCTGCCCCGGGAATCAATATCGCCGATCTTGTCCGCGACGCTCTTTGGGATCGTGCCCTCGAACATCCAGCCGCCGTAATACCCGTAGGCAGAAATGTCCTTGGTGTCCTCCTCGACCAGGTTCTCGGTCAGGAGCTTGGGGGGATCGCTGCGGGAATGGCTGGTAACGATGCGGCCGGACGGAGGTCGCCGCAGCACCTCGGCGATGCCCTCGCCATCCCAGTTCTCGTCTCCCTGGAGGGCCTCGAGTTCCTCGTCCCGCATCTGGAACAGCTTGCACTTCCAGTTGAGCTGATCGAAGCGGTTGGCCGCCGGGTCGAACCATGTCTTGAACAGATCGTCGGTCTCGAGCGTCGGGTCATCATAGACCGGAGCCATGACGTTCTGCAGGATCGTCATGATCCCGCCGGTCTGTGGGTTGCGCACGAACTCGCCAGGAGTGAAGGGGTCGGGGACGGGAAGCCGGCGCGGCACCAGCCGGGTCTCGTTCTTCCAGCGGCCGCTGTAGGAGCCCAGGCCGAAGATCAATGAATCGCCCAGGCACTCGAAATTGGTCCGGAAGTTCCCCGGTCGCTCCAACCCGTACATGACCAGCCGGCTCACGCGCTTGGCCTTCTCGATGTCCTCATCCCCCACCGGATCTGCCTGGACGTAATCCCGCGTCCCGAACAGGCTAGACAGCAGGAGAGCCCGGAGGGTGTTGACCCCCTGGTGGGACTCCGGGGTCTTGAGGAAGTTGATGGGCGACATCTCGAAGCGGTTGGCCGTGCCGGAGGCCAGGGGATAGGCCTTGCTATTCTGGCCGGTCCCGTAGGTGCTCTCGACCCGGTAATTGCCCCAGTTCTCGTACCAGCCAGGCTCGAGTTCCTCGCGGACGGAGTTGGCCTGCTCGATGCAGTCGTCGATGAAGTCGCAGACGGCGGTGTCTCGTGGGCGATATCCGTAGTTAGCCAATCGAGATCCTCTGGGAATCGGTCGTCTGCTTGCCGGCGAGCTCCATTGCTTTGCGAGCCCGGTAGTAGGTCTCAACCTGACGCAGCGCCAGGGTCTTCATGTGGTCGAACCAAACACCGGGATGCACCGCGAGGACGAACCCGGCGCGGTTGCATTCCACGCTGAAGTTGACGTCCTCTCCGCCGCGGACTTTGCGGTTGTCCTCATGGGTGAAATAGAAGGGGGCATCGCCCACGCCATGTGGTCGGGGTGCGAACACGCGACGCCTGATGGCGAGTGCCCCCGTGCCCACAATCGGCACACGATAGGGCTGCTGGACCTCGTCTCCCGGGATCGGGAGGTTGTAGCAGTGATGCTTGTCGTCCACGCCGTAGTTGTTCACTCGCAGCATGGCCTCCGGGTCCATGTTTCCCACCCAGACCGGGGTGAGGGCGCTCACGACGTCGGCGTCCTTCACCGTGCAGAGCTGCCAGAAGTTCTCGGGGACGACCTGGTCGTCATCGATCATCACGAGCCAGTCACAGTCGGACTCTTCCTTAAAGGTCTTCACGATGCAGTTCCTGGCGTAGTCGATACCGCGCTTTCCGACCTCCATGTGGATCGTGAACCGGAAGGGGCATTCCGGAGTCGCCGAGGATGCCATGGCTCGCCCGAACAGCATGGCGATGGAGAAGTTGACCTCTCCGGTTTCGGTCGGCACGGCCAGGAAGATCCCTGGTTTGCGATCTCCGTGGAGGGCCTCTCTCCGTGACCTGCGTTCGGCAATGTTGACGATGGGTTCTGGAGCTGACGCAGAGAATCCCCGCGTCTTCTGGCGACGGACGACGGCCAATCAATCCCCCTTGAGATACTTGTTCGTGTCCTCTTTCCTTTCCCCTGCAGTCTTGTAGGCGGTCTGCACGCGCAGGTCGCCCCTTCGAGATCGGCGCTTGATCGCAGTTCGCCTCGCCTCCGCTTCTTGCCCGAAGGCTGCTGTCCCAGGCTTGAATGGGTTCTGCGGGATGCCCGGAGCGGCCTTCTTTTCGGGCATTCCCCGCTTGCGGCGTCCGGTCAGGTCATTTGCCACGAGTCGATCCTCCCAGTCGCTTGCGCTGTCGTTTCTGAACGCCCTTGGCGTAGGAGTACCGCTGAGCGCTTTCCTCGTCGTCGACGTTCTTGAACATATCGTCCAGGAGCTTTCCCTGGCGGCCAACCGCCATGGCGGAGATGTCCACCGGTGGCTTGATTCCGCCTCGCTTGCGCCGGGTCCTCAGGGGGTCAAACGCCACTCTTCCTGCCCTTGGCTGACAGAGCAGCCATCCCGGCCTTTCCGTACTTCCTGCGGCCGATGTAGGCGGCCAGCGCCTTGGGGTTGGTCACTCCAGGGCGATCGGCCAGCTTGTTGGTCAATGCCGCGAACCGCTGTCCTGTCCCGAGCGGCGGCTGCTTCGCCTTTGCCGGGAGTCCGCGCTGTCTCCTGCCTGACAGATCGAAGGCCATCAGTTGTACTCCGCGCAAAGAAACACGGAGGCCGTGACCCCGATGGTCGCCGTGAGTCCCGCAGCTCCAAAGGCCACATAGGCTGGCCTCGGAATTCCTGCGTCCACGTTGGTCACAGCCCCTGATGTTCCGACATAGACCACCAGCGGGACTGGATACCCACCCGTAGCGCTGATGTTGGTCCGTCCGGCGATGACGTAGGTAGCGCCGCCAACGGCACCGACGATCTGGACGCCGATCGTCCCGGAGATGCCGGTGACTTGCAGGCCGAACTGGCCTGCGATGAAGAACTTCGCCGGGACCGAGTAGGTGACACCGATATAGGTGACACCGGTGCTGCCCATGACCTGCGAAACTGTGCTGCCGTTCAGGGCGATTTGCGCGACAAGGCCATTGTAGCTACCCATGTCTCCCCCCTCAGTTCTTCATCAACGAGCCGCGGCCCGTCTTGGCGAGCACCACAACTCGAGCATCGGACACGCCGCCAGCGGAGACCACGTCCCAAATGATCTGGGTGGGATTCGGAGACTGCCCATAGATCAGGCTGGCGATGGCGACCTTGTCACCCGCGGCCGTTACGGCCCCACCCACGCCAGTGGAGGCGATGACCACGGTATTCCCGCCGATGCGCCCGACGATGTTGACGTCGTGAGTGCCGGACAGCGACACGCCAGCGGTGACCCAGTACATGGCATGATCCCAGAGGTGCAGGCGGTGCATGCCGAGAGCGGACCCGGAAGTTCCGAGGGTGATGGTCGCGTCGGCCACGAAGCCACGGTCCGAGGCGAAGGCCCCGCCCGTGGAGGTTCCACGAATCAGGTTGCCCTGGATGATGCGCTCGGCAGTGAAAGCGCCGGCTGTCCCGAGGGTCCCACGATATTGCCTGGCGAGCGCGATGCACTGCAGCCAGATCCCGCCACCGGTGGCTGTCTGGTCGATGAACAGATGGGTCGGCAGGGGCGATGCGGTGCCCTTGTGCAGGTTGTCCATGACCACGGTCTGCTTGGTCCCCGGGCCGATCGTCGCCCGGGCGATGGGCATGCCCGTGTAGCCACGGATGGCGTCGGTCTCGACGGTGACCGTATAGGATCCGCCGGTAGCGCCGCCAGCGACCGAGACTCCCTGCAGGACATAGACGCAATCGTCCCACATGAGTGAGCCGCGCAGCGGGTTGGTGATTCTGGTGAGCGTGCCGCCCGAACTGTCACCCGTCACCAACCGGACGTCCGAGTTCTGGTTGGTCACTCCGAAGATTCGGAACTCCCTGGACTTGTCGAACCCCATTGTCTTCCTCCTACGGCTCTTTTAGGCGTCCGCTGGCCTGTCAGTGAACCATGATGGCCGGGAGACCCGTGTACCGCGTGGCAAACGGGATCGGCTCGCGATGTCGAACTTCCTCAACTACCGGAACCGCAATCGGCACCCACCGGCTCAGGATCTCGTCGGCATGGGCCTGGCCCATCATGTCGAGCGTGTCGCGTTTGATGCTGGCCGGGTATTCGTTCACGGTGGTTTTCAGAACGTTCAGATGCAAGGCCGGGATACTCGTCAGGTAGTACCAATGGCCCATTTTTGCCTGGGCGCCTACCAGGCTGATGCGGTCGTTCTTGGCCTTTTTGTTCCAGGCCTTCACGTCGATGAACCGAGGCATCTGAGTCGGCCGGGCGTCCCGAGGAGTGGACTTCCAGATCCGCTTCATGATTCCGACGATCCCCTTGTCCGCCTGGGATTCGCACGAGTAGAAGTGGGTGTGCCAAATGCGCATCATGCGCTGCATCTCGTCAGCTCCCACGTCGGATTCCATCTCGTTGCTGACGCACAGGTCGAGAAGGATGAAATCGATCTCGCCGGCGATGCTGTAGGAATCGATCGTCCCGATGACGGCGTCCGAGCCCTCCTGGTGGTTGTCGTCCCCCTTCCAAGCCGGGTCACAGTAGACCGCCCGGAACTTGGGCAGGTTCCCATAGCGCTTGGCGAAGTCCGCGGGTGTGAGCGGTTGGAAGAATTCCCATTGCATCGCCTGCTCGCCGGTGAGCGTCGGATCGAGCTGGTACTGGAGATACCAGAACCGGTCGGTCCCGCGGCGCTTCATCTCGTTCGCGCGTTCCTTCGCCAGGGCTTCCACGGACAGTCTGGGGATGGTCGGGAAGTTCGGCTTGTTGTCGTCGGTTAGGGCCGGAGTCTTGACGACGAAGTAGCGCGGCGTCCCGTCCTCGTGCTTGTCCTCGAGCATGGGCTTGTAGAGCGACTGGATGTGGTAGGGCGTGCCGGCGGAGACCTCCCGGGACCAAGGAGGGGCGTTCAGCTGCCGGAGCTGGTCATACCTGTCCCGGAGCTCCTCGCGGACCGTCACGGAGTCTCGCGAGTCTTCCGCCTCCCAGTCGTCCAGGAGCTTGTAATTGAACCCGGCGCCGGCCTTGCGGCTGCCCGCGGCTTCGGCCGTCATGTTCTTCTGGTCGCTCATGAACTCCACGTCGCGGCAGGGCCAGTCCCACTGTTCCTTTTCGCCCCACTCTGAAGGCGGGATGGTGAAGCGAGCGGGCTTCCCGGAGAGCGTCTGGCAGCCCTCCCCGAAGTGCTGCCGGATGTGCCGGTTGTGGCGGTTCATGTTCTTAATGGATTCGAGGGCCCCCTTCGCGCGACGCTCCAGGTTGTGGGAGTAGAGGACAAGAATGTCCAGATCGTCAACGATCTTGTGGCGCTTGGGGGCCCAGTCCGCGAACATTTTCAGGTGGAACGACTTCAGGGCGCGCCGGGGCCATTCGTTGTGCATCCCGTCGTAGGAGTCCAATTCCCCGAGCGCGAGCTTCAGGTAGGCCGCGCAGAGCTCGTCTCGGTGCCGCGGGGGATGCAAAAGGGCACGATAGACGGGCCGCCTGTACCAGGTTTGCAGCGCGTAATGCCAGAAAGGGTTGTGATCCAGCCCGACTTCGGCCACCGTGCGGCCGGTGACGAGCTGAAACACGATCGCAGGGTCCCCTTCCGAGTACCGAGCGACCAATTCCGCCCCGGTGAGGATGGAAAGATCACGTTCGATGGCGATATTGGCTTGAAGAAGTATTTCAGGGTCTACATCGGAGCGCTTTGGGGCGCTCAATGCTCTACCTCGGGGTCTTTGCCCCCAGGAGCCAGCGCAAGGGCCTCCATAGTCGACTGAGCAGCCGCGGCAGCCTCTTCGAGGACAGCTTCTCTGGCTTTGTCGCGCTGTTCAGACGGCAGTCCGAGGCCCTTGACCGCCTGGGAGACCATTCGGAAGCATTCACGGAAGTCCCGGGCGCTGATTGTCTCGTCTTTCCATGTCTTCCCATCGAGATGAGCCCTCATTTGCCCCTCGATTCCCTTCCGTCCGAGTGAAAACAGGTCTGACAGGTTGGCGATCTGCTTGTCGGCCTCCGCTTTCACCTGGTCAACGGCCGCGCGCGCCTCATCCGTAAGGTCCTTGATGGTGTTCTTGAGCTCGACGTGCGTGATCTGGACTTCATGAAGCGAGCGATCGGTGTCGATCACGGTGGAAATCTTTCGCTGACGCAGCGCCTGCCACTTGCGCGCCGCGCGACCGAGATAGATCACGCCGGAATCGGTCTTCCCTGGATCGAATGGGATGTTGACGAGTCGCTGGAGCTGGCCGACCCCATTCGGGAGCGGGTATGCCTTGGCCGCGTGGACGGTTCGGAAGCCCTCAGGCAACAGAAGCCACGAGCGACCAGCCTCCGCATCCTCGATGTTCAGGCGCAGATTGGCGATCGTGTAGCGCTTTTCCAGCGGAGCCAGCATTTTGGCGATGGCATTCTCCCGTAGGCGGTGCCGGCCAGAGGATGCGCCGCAATAAACTATTGTGCAAGATGAATGATCGTTGACAACTACGAACGTTTACCGTAGATTTCCGCCCCGATGACAGACCAAGCGCGCCTGACACGGATCTACCGGCAATTCTCTGGAGCAAAACTGAAGGCAGCTCGAGAGGACCTTGGGGTCTCACGAAATCGCCTCGCTCCGTGGGTCGGCTGTACGGTGATGTCGATCTACAACTGGGAAACCGGGCGCAAGGTCCCGAGTGCCCAGTATCTGGACGCGCTGGCCGCCAATCTGCGGGTGAAAGTCGATGAGTTCTATGACGTGCAGGAAGGAATGGTAAAGGCCGAGGATGCCAAGAGTCCAAAGCGGCGCTGAAGTCACCATCGTAGTGCTGATCTATCGCAGCCTGAAGTGGCTCGATTGGTGTATGGCAGGCGTGGACTCGAGCCGGCAGGAGACGAAGTACCGGTGGCTCGTGGTGAGCTGCGATGGCACCGAGGAAGTTCGGCGCGACCCGCGGGTCTCCGTTGACTGGCTGAACATTGACCCGAAGGCTTTCTATATCGAGCGGGTGTATCGGGCCTGGAACGAGGGAGTCCTGGCGGCGCCAACCCAGAAGGTGATCCTGATGAACTCTGACATGCTGGGAGCCAGCTTCTGGGTGGACGAACTGATGAAGATCAAGCGCAGCTTTCCGAAGTCTGTCCCAACGTCGCTGCTCGTGGAGTCTGGGCGCGTTCCATCTGGGATGCCTGAACTGGTGAATAACTTCGGGATGCACCCGGAGGAGTTTCTTCGGGAAGAGTTCCTCATGCACGCTGCCGGTCTGCGGCGCCCCGGGAAGACCGAACCAGGCCGACTCTACATGCCCGTCCTGTTGGACCGGCAGGAGTTCGAGGACATGGGTCGCTATCCCGAAGGGAATCCGCCAGGCACCACCGGCGACAAGGATCTCTTCGCTCGCTACGCTGCAGCGGGGTACGAGCACCTCACAGCGCTGGGGAGCGTCGTCTACCATTGTGTCCTGGGAGAGCAAAACTGGCCATGAAGAGATTTCAGACATTTCATGAAACGCTCATTCCGCTCTTGGTAGAGGGAATTGGAGCGCGGAGCTATCTTTGAACTTGGAACTCACTTGAACGAGACGATCTCCAAGGTGCGGTGTGAGCGCAAGTATGGAGTGGACCTTAAGCCCGTGGAATGCGAAGGGGCAATGATGTTCGGAATGAGCACCCAGGCTTTCATCGATAAGTACGCAGGCATGCATGCGCCCTACGACGTGGTGTTCATCGACGCAACCCATTCCGAGGGTGCGGTCAGGCAGGACTTCGAGGGAATCTGGCCCCACGTCTCTGCAGAAGGCCTCATCCTGTGCCACGACACAAATCCCGAGAAAGTCGCAGACACGGATCCTGGATTATGCGGTGACGCATGGCGATGGGCCTATGGCCATCAGCTACTGGAGGCCGTGACGCTGCCCTATCACCCGGGGCTAACGATCATTCGCAAGCGCATGAAATGGGGACCGAGATATCTATGAACCTGCCCGATAGAAGCCTGATGGATGAGTACTGGAGGACCAAGTTCATTGAGGCGATTACCAGCGAGTCTGATTTCTTCAAGTGCACCGCAGTACCCGACACGCGCAACTGGTGGAGAAAGCGCTGGGACTATCTCCACGCCGTTACCGTCGGACGCTTTCGTGCGTGGCTGCATCGCGACTGCGGAGATTGGTAGATGAGCCGAGAAGAAGATTCCGTGGTCCATGCCTTGGCAGAGATCTGCCAACTCTATCAGGTCAAGTGCCTGTTCCAGGTCGGCGCCTGTGACGGGTACGAGGCTTACGCAGTCGCGAATAAGACGCAGTGCAAGGTCGTTCTCTTCGAGCCGGATCCTCTGTGCGCTCCCATGGCACGCAGCCTGGACTGGCATGCAGTCATGGTCGGTGCGACCGATTGCGTGACAACCTTTTACGCGCATGGCGCGCTCGGGCTGTCGAGTCCGATCAAGCGCGGCGACGGAGAAGAGACTGAGATGCAGCTCCGGCAGACGCGCCTGGACACTTTCTGCGAAAAGCACGGGATCTGGCCGGATGCGCTACTGGTCGACACAGAAGGCACCTCACTGGACGTGCTCGAGGGATGCGGCGATCGGATTCTGGATAGTCTCAAGGTGGCGTACCTTGAATGCCAAGCCTCCGCGTTTCGTCCAGGGATGCGATTGGTCGGGGAAGTAGAGTCCCTGCTGGTAGCGCATGGGATGACCTCGCACCAGGGGCCTCCGTCCTACGGGGCGGGAGATGCACAGGGAAACTACACCTTCGTGAGGCATCCATGAGACGCCTTCTCATCAACGACATGCTCTCAGCGCTCCCAGAGCACCGCACATTCTGGAACGATTTGCAGGACTGGTTCGGAATGGAGTTCATCGGCGGCGACTACGGAACGCTGGAAGGCATCGCAGCCAAAGCGATCATGGCCGCCTCAGTCACAGATAAGATTCCACTCGTTATCAGGAACGCGAGTTATTTTCCTCCGATTCGCTCTGTCGTGCAGGCACCGACGATCTCCCTTCTCCAGGACATCTTCACCGAGGGGGAGGCGCGGTTCATGCAGCAGGAGGTCATCCAATCAAGCAAAGCCGTCGTCTTTAATAGCGCATTCACCAAGAGCAAGTACGAGCCCGCCGGCGGCGCCTATGTCGGCAATCCAAGACTGGAAGTCATCCCACTCCCAGTAGACTTCTCTCTCTTCGAGCCTCAGAACGCGATGGGATGCCAGCAGGCCCTTGGTCTGCCCGATGGATGCGTCTGCTGGGTAGGAGCCACCCAGGGGCCGGCTGGCGAAATCAAGGGCTTCGACATCTTCCTGAAGATCGTCCGCATGAACCCGGACCTCCATTTCGTGTTGGTCGCCAAGGACGCCATCCCAGATTCGTTCCCGCCGAACCTGCGATGCTTCCTGAGGCTCACGCATGAGGAGTTGGTAAAGGTGATTGGTGCATGCCGAGTGGGGCTGTGCACCTCGCGCATGGAGAGTCAGCACCTCGCAGGGATCGAGATGGGAGCATGCGGTCTTCCGATGGTGGCCCCCCAGGTCGGCATTTACTGGAAGCGAGATGACCTGGCTACCAAGACAGTGGGCGGCCCCTCTATCTTTGGCGACATCGCCGCGACAGTCGAAGGATACACATCGGCCATTCGGCTATGTCTCGGAACTCAGTTCTCGCCAGACAAGATTAGGGAGTCATGGAAGCGTGAATTTGACCGCCCGGCGATTCGGGCGCAATGGGAGAAGTTGATCAATGAAGTGGAGTCCGCTCCTCTGGCTTGAGGACAAGATCGTCGACTGGATGCTGGCGCCCAAGAAAGCCGCCTACCAGATAGAAATGGAGGTCATGATGGCGCAGATGCAGATGGAACACATCCAGAGACAGAGAGAGCTTCTGCGCATTCTAGAGCGCGAGTTGATAAAGGACCCCGATGCTGTGGTCAATCCTCATTTGCCAAATTCCTGAGCGCTGGCACTCCAGTCACGGGCTCCTGCTCAGTCTTCTGGAGCACCAGTCTGTCGCGAGAATGCCTGACGTGGAGCTTCTCGCACTCTTGGACAACAAGCGTCGCTCGGTGGGCGGAAAAAGAAATGCACTCCTGTCCATGGCTCGAGGCGAGTACATCTCCTTCATCGATGATGACGATCAAGTCGCGAACGACTACGTCCAGAAAATCTACCGAGAGATCTGCAAGACGAGGAAAGCGCCAGAACCGGCGGACGTGATCTGTTTTCAGCAACGCGCCACGCTGCAGCCTGCCGGCGTCATCCACGAATGCACCTACTCGCTGGCGCACTGGAAGGATCGCGCACCGGAGGCAAGGCGGCAGTTGGCCCCATCGGATAAGCCGAACACGCTGAACTGGAGTGGGCCGCCCGCGCATACAATGGCCTGGCGTCGAGAGATCGTGAAGGACGTCGCCTTCGAGGAAAAGCAATTCGGAGAGGACGTGAACTGGGTGGACAAGTGCTGCGAGAAGGCGAAGACGGAGATCCAGATCCCAGGCCCGCCGATCTATTTCTATAACTTCGACGAACAAAGGAGTGCCACGCGATGACCGACAAGATCGCAGAGCGACGAGTTCGTGGTGCCAAGCTGGGAATGACCGTGGAAGCGCCCAAGAAGCCGGGGCCCTACGACAAGCTGGGCGCACGCATGGAACAGGGAGCGCCGGAGGAGGACGCCCTCGAGCAGCGTGGCAGGCGTCTCATCGGGCGCGCAGCAGCCAAGGCGCAGGGGAAGATCCCGAAGGCTGTGCCCGATTTCAGGAAGCGTGGAGTGAGGGCGTAGCCGATGAGCGAGACGCCATACGGAAACGACAAGATGGCGTGGCTGGCCTACCATGAGGGCTTCCCGCCGACAGCCCCCACTCAGGTCCAGATGATCTTGTCCGATCTGTGCCAGCAGGACTGCGTAAATCCTGACGGCACCCCATGGTGCGCATATCGGATGCCCGGTAACCTGAGCAACGAGCTGTTCGTGGGGGAATCTGAGGTAAGTAAGTTCGGCCATTCCAATCCCAAGCGCTTCATGCCGACCGATCGGGCCTTATCGCTTCTGGAAGAGATGAAAGCGGCGGGCGTTCAGGCCGTGCAGTTCACTGGCGGCGGCGAGCCGCTTCTGGCCCCTGGACATAAGCGCATCTTCGAGCATGCGCTGGAACTCGGGTTCAAGTGTTCTCTGGTTTCCAATGGCGTTGCGCTCACGCCGGAGGTCATTCATCTCCTGCCGCGATTCTCCTGGGTCCGCATCAGCGTTGACGCAGGCACGTCCGAGACCTACAGCAAGACGCGGACGACCCATCCAAGCAACTTCGCCAAGGTGCTGAACAATCTGTCGAGCATCGCCATGGCAATTCGCCGAGCCGAATCCGAATGCGTTCTGGGGATGGGGTTCGTCGTGATGCCACATAACTGGCAGGAACTGGAATTGGGAACGCTAGTGGCACGGGCAGCCGATTGCCAGAATATCCGCCTCAGTGCGATGTTCGGACCTGATGACGAGAAGCCCTACCTGGAGATCTACGACGACATTAAGCGCGAAATCGACAAGGCCAAGACGCACGAAACGGACAACTTCAAGGTCTACGATCTCTTCGGGGATCGCATTGAGGATCTTCGACTCGGGAATCCCGACTACCCGGTCTGCGCAAAGATGCACTATTGCTCGTATGTCGGCGCTGACATGCAGCTCTACATTTGCTGTGTCTACAGCTACAACCAGCGCGGCAAGCTAGCTGGAGATCTGGGGAATCTAAAGGAGCGCCGGTTCGATGAGTTCTGGGCAAGCGAAGAGCGCCGCCAGTTTATGGAGTCGTTTGACCCGCGGGGCTGCGAACGCTGTCAATTCAACCCGTCTAACCGTGCCGTGAACGCCCTGCTCTCTAAGATACCGCCGCTGCATATCGAGTTCCCATGACCTACCACGTCCGCCTGATCCTGCACCAGGAGAACAATCAGCCGTGCTGCGACGTGGACAATCCCTACGACGATGGAGTGTCGCTGGTGTGGATCTATGGGCCCAACATGGCGACTCCTGGGGACAATGGTCCATTCCCTTGCCGGCATGGCAAGCCGTCTGTGATCCGAACCTGCACGCTGGAGGTGCCTGGAAATGAAGTTGTGTGTCAAGTGCGGGACTGAGCCGCGCCACGGGAACAATTCCTACTGCCATGGCTGCAGGGCCATTTATTTGCGCGACTGGGCGAAGAAGCATCCGGAAAAGACTAGGGCCGCAACACGCATCTACCGCCATCGCCACCCCGATGTTCTGGCCCGGTACAACCATGACGCCAAGGTGCGACGGCGCTATCGGTGTCGACAACGACTCGGCGGGAAATGCGTTTGCTGCGGAGAGACCCGGGACTCATTCTTGGACATCGACCATGTCCATGGAGGAGGCAGCCAGCAACGCCGAGCGTTCGGCCCGCATCGTGCCTATGCTGAAGTTCTCCAGATGGAGAATCCACAAGAGAAGTACCAGCTTCTCTGCTCGAATTGCAATCAGAGCAAGAGGCGCCTCGGGCGCTGCGAGCATGAGGCAGAACGAGAGAAGGAGAAAGGCGCGTGAGGGTATCGGTCTGCCTAACCATCCACAACCGAAGTCCGGAGGTGTCCCGCCAAGTAGCCGAGTCCTTCCGTCTCGAGGGCAATCAACCGGACGAGATGGTCATCACCCTGGACAGGCCAACCCAGGAGGCCAGGGACGGAGCCAGAGACGCCTACGATGGCCTGCCGTTCCCCGTGCGCTTCGTAACCATCCCGGGCGCGCCTGAATGGATCTGCCCTGCCAGGGCATGGAACTTCTCTTTTACGGTAGCGACAGGAGATCTTCTCTACTGCCTCAGCAGCGAGGTCGTCCAGGCGCCCGGGAATATCCACAAGGCGAAGACCCTGTGTCAGGAAGGCAATCTTGTGGTCTTCGGTGCCTGCAAGAATTCCACCCCGGAGCAACTTGTCACTGGAGCGGAACCGGGGGTGCTGGCCTCTGCTGCGATGCCACGTCCACTGGGGTTCATTTCCTGCGTCCCCAACGCCTCCATGAAGGCAATCGGTGGGTGCGACGAGGGGTTCATGCCCGGCCTGTGGTACGAGGATGACGATCTGTACCTGCGCCTTTGGAGGACCGGACTCGACTTTCTCTGGGATGACTCCATCTCGGGAGTCCATCTCCATCATGAACGACCTGGCCTGGCAACCCCTGACGGCCAAGCCAAGATCGCCATCAATCAAGTCTACATGCTCAAGAAGCATGGAAGCCCAACCCCCTGGGCCCATTTGCCGAGGACCGTCGAACGCAAACCTGGCAGGACTATCTGGAGGCACCCGTGACCAAGAAATTCTCCAAGGAAGACCTGACACGCCTGGCTGAGAAGGTGAGGGAAGAGAACAGATTCGTCCAGGAAGGCGCCGCGGATAATTTCCAGGCCCAGTACCTCTGCGAGCCCCCAGACCGCGACCCAGCAGATCCCTACGCCAATGCCATAGAGAAAGAGAACCAGGAAGGACTGCGAATCGGGAAGTACGGCAATCTGCTAAGTCCCGGAGAAGAGACGCCGACACTCGTTGCAGCAAACGCGAAGGTCTCCAGCTACACCGGATTCCTGTTCCAGGAACACCCTGGGCTGTTCTCTGACAGCACTCCGAAGAAGACCACCATGGTCGACTGGTCCTGGACCGCGGTCCCCTGGTACGCCCGCTTGCTGGGCCTCCTCCGCCTCCCCTACGACGTGGGCAAGTTCATCGTCACCGGACGCCTCATCGTCATCCCATGGCCCTGGAGGTGGTGAGTGGCTGACGTCCACGAGCACTCGAGGCCCCTGACCATGGAGTTCCTGAAGCGAGAAACCCTGGAGCTGACGCTGCAGACCTTCGGCTGCGCCTGCCGCATGGGCCATGTCGCTGGTCAGGGCTCCATGCAAATGCTCAAATGGTTCGTCGATAACAATCCCGCACGCCGCTTCACGGAATGGGCCGCGAAATGGTATTGCCCGGCCTCTCACCGCAAGACCATAGAGGTCCCCAAGAACTGGCTCGAGCATCTGAAGGAGGCCCATGCCCCCGACTGGGTCAAGAAGCGCTGGCCGGTCAAGTACGAGGTCTACAAGGTCTACGAGATGTTCCCCGAGTACGCCTGGCCCATGCACGGAGGCCACAAGCGCGCCATCTCCATCCTGACCAACGACGCTTGCCGGGAAGGCCCTCGGGTTCTCCAGCATCCACCCCTGGGCGAAATCTGGGGCTGTCTCATTTCCGCCACCTGCATAAAGTGCTACAAGGACATCTACTGCTACGCCCAGAACGACGACATCGGGACGCCCGGCGATCGCATCAGCAGTGCCGTCTATGCAGGGATACAGGCGCACCTCATCTCCGGAGAGTGCAAGTCGTGAGGCTTGGATGGTAGACCGTTCCACATGAAACAACTCCTCGGCTTCGCCCTCTTCCTCCTCGGCGTCCTGATGGCCTCCTTCTGCTTCATCCTCTGGAGCCACTCTCTATCGCTCGCGGTCGGCCTCACCGTCCTGGGAACCCTCATGGCCTACCTGGGGTACAAGCTCACCGAGGAGGAGTGATGCCCTGGCAATCCTGTACTTCGGCAGACGGAAATCACCGCTGGGAGAAATGGGGACCCGGCTATGAGGTCTCCATGCTCTGGCAGCCCCTGACCTTCGGAGGTCGCCTTTTCGGAAAACCAGACGGCCCACCTATCCGGTACTCAGAAATCCACCAACGCCGAACCTGCCAGACCTGCGGTGCCATCCAAGAACGCAAGGTCTCAGGTAGCCCCCCAGCCTAATGCCCTGGGAGTTCTCCTACCCCGACGACCCCTCCCGCCGCTGCTTCTACTGCCACTCCACCATCTACCCCCAAAAACCCGTCTTCTTCCGTAAACGCTTCTGGCGCACCCTGGTAGCAGCCGCCCATAAAGAGTGCCACCAACAGAACTCCCAGAAGCCGGAACCAAGGAAGACCGACAAATAACCATAAACATATAAATCTATGGCCTACCTGTACCCTGCCAAACCCTCCGAGTCTCGCGCTCTTTGTTAAGATCAGATCTTAATACCACCCGATCCCGTTGTGCACTCGGCTCTGCCCTCGTAACGGACATACCCTCATATACTTACACCTGAATCATGGGAAATAACCTCTTCGGGAGTATGAATTTCTTGCAGAATATTCCAGGCATGACTATCGGTGCCGACAGCTCGCTCGGTCGGGGACCCTCCCCGCCGTCCGGGTGCCCCTGGCTGTCACCTCTGTCAATCTCTTGACACCCATGCACATGTCATTGAACCCTATAGATTTACAGACATGCATGAAGGGATATGTGCTGAAGTGGATCGGTAGGTTGACAGAGCTGAGTTCTGCAAGTCACTGAATCATAGAGCCTTGTAAATCAACGTCCGGTAATAGTACTTACATCTACCACGTCAGTTAACGGTGTTAACTTGATCGGTCGCTTATCCAGCGTGAGCAGCGACTATCACTCATGAGTGCTGACTGCTAACAGACAATCAATTCAGATCATAGGATTTATGATGTCATTACAGCATCATAGAATTTATGCTGATCGGTTATGTCAAATCTTTGTCGCAAGATAGGCTTGACAGCGTGGTAAACGTTTATATATTACCGAGTAGACAGCAAGACTTCTTGGGAAAGGAGAAGATGAAATGCTGACACTCGAAGTAGGGATCAGGATTTACAACCGAGGGGACATGGCGAATCCGGACCATTACGGGACCGTGGTTGCGGTGGTTACGGACAAGTGGGGCACGCGGTATCAGATACGCCCCGATGCTGATTCATGCGAGCGGGATGCCTACTGGATCAACAAAGAGTTGGTCAGTGAGACGGACACCGGAAACGGGCTGTCTCGCATCGTGACCGAGAAGGAGCATGAGCGGTTCAGGCAGGAGCGAATCGCGGCGATGGCCGACCGGATGAAAGCGGGTGCCCGGTGAGCCTTCTCTGGACGGACACGCAGCGCAGCGATAACCCTTCGTGGCTAGTCCTGGTGGCCCTTGGGTTGCTCTTCGGTCTTGGCTTTGTAGGGCTCACGGGAGTGATTGAGAGACCTGTGTGGGAAGTTCTGACGGGTTCCTATGGGCTGCAGGAATCGAGCAGCCCAGAAAGGATGGATTACTGATGAATTCAGCATGGAAGCATCTTAAGAAATGCGATTGCTCTCCAGGGACTTATGGGACTGGATGCTTTGAATTTTCCATCCAAAGCGCTAAGGACGAGGGACATCTAGGCGGCTATGCTCAGGCGGTTTCTGACATGGAGGATGACTGCAATCCAATTCTAGATAGGCTGGGGGCCCCTCTTCATAATTCGGGTATTCCTGGCAAGGTTGCGTTATGGAGGAGGCTAGAACTTTACGCAGCCAAAATCCTTCCTTGGCCTAGGTGGTTTGTCCATCCTACAGCAAAAGCGGAAAGGAGCTTGGGGCTATTCTTCTCTTTAGTAGAGGAACGTCGCGGGATAGCCCCGATTTTGGTGGATTCGGAACATACCGCAAAAAGAATTGCAGCATGGTTGAATGACAACAGAATAGATCTGGAAAGCGAAAGGATAAACAGGCCCAAGGAGATCCCATCATGACCACGATCGTCTGCTATCAGTGTCCGTGTACCTGTGACCTGGTGGACGAGTCAAGAGCTGTACAGCAGGCACATCAGCACGCCCGTGCTTTCGTGGACAAGGTTGACGAGACTGGGAACTGTTTTACCTGTGGAAGCCATCACGCATCCATCTCCGCGATCCTGGCATTGGTGCTTGGGAAGTGAAGCGCAATGCGTTGCGACCTCGCCCTTTGCGGAAGGTTATTTCGACCTATCGACATGCCAGCGGTCTTGATTACGAGCGACTTGAATGCGGGCACGAGCAGGTCCTCAAGCAGGATATTTATGGTCCCACGAATGCCATTCGCCGGCGCTGTCGTCAATGTCCAACGGAGAAGAGAGCCTTAACTCATTTGGGGAAGGAATGATCACGATCGTCTGCTATCAGTGCCCGTGTACCTGTGACTTTACCTCCGAGAGCCGAGCTGTACAGCAGGCGCACACGCATGCCCGCGAGTACGGCCACAACGTAGGCGTATACGCCTCTGAGAGCCTCGGCGAAGGGATGAAGCGGGAAGTCTTGGCTGTCGTGCTGAAGTCATGCGGTAGGGCAGCATGAGCGCAAATTGCCCGCATCCTCCGACAAGGCTCTATGCTTGGTACGCCTTGGATTGCAGGGAGCCGAATGGGAAAATCCTGGTTGTTTGCTGCCTCGCCTGCAAGGCGGTCCTTCGGGGAGGTTGCTAGCCCAATGATCTGCCCGATATGTGGGAAGCCGCTCACAGATATCGGGTACTCCTGGGTTGCTCCATCTCGCTATGAAGCGCTTTGTTTGGAGTGTTGGGATTGGGCCTGGAAACACAAAATACCGCAGTTCTGGAGCTGGGTATGGAGAGCGCCACGGTGAAGACGCTCCTTGTCTGTGGCTCAAGGGACTGGACAGACCATCTCAGAATCTGGAACTACCTCATTGACGTGCGCGCAGGATTTGGGGAGATGCGCTTGATTCATGGAGCTTGCCGAGGGGCTGATACCCTCGCGGGAGAGATCGGAGCGAAGATCGGGTATGTCGTTCAGGCCTATCCGGCCGATTGGAAGAAGCATGGGAGAAGGGCTGGGCCGATTCGCAATGCCCAAATGCTCGCCGAAGGGAAGCCTGACTTTGTTGTGGCGTTTGCGACCAAGCTCTCGGGCGGGACATGGGATATGGTTCTGAAAGCCAGGAAGGCAAGGCTTAACGTCACAATCGTTCGACCAAGAAATCTTGGGAATGGGCCGGGCGGAAGTGGACCGGGTTGAATAGATAGGCCATCCCAGGTTTTGAGCTTTCCCCTCTGACCTGGGGTCGGGGGTTCGGGGTCGAGAGGGTTCCCCGGACCCCCATTTCCCTTTGGAGTTGACATGGCTGAAACGTGGACACCCCTTGCGATTGGAATCGAAAGCCGCCCCTCTGGGACCAAGGCATGGTTCCGCCTTTACTGTTTCGGATGCGGGCATCCCTTTGTCTGGGCTGCCGGCCATGGCGAGACGCTGCCGAAGAACTGCCCGGGATGCGCCAAGACAGGTCGTGAAACGCTGGACAGCAGGCGGGAGGGTCAGCACGAGCCCAAATGAGCAGACAGCGGGGCCCTTGCCTTCTGGCCGGTCTCGAAGTCCTGCAGCGTGATCTCCTGAATCCGGGGCTCCCAATGCTTCGCCCTCCCGCGAGGGCCACGCTTGGACCAGGAGATTACCCGGATGCGATTCCCACAAGAAAGCCAAAGGCGGGCAATCGACAACTCTAGAATCTTCGATACTCGCGCCGAGTGATTGGTCCCGCTGGTGCATTGGACAGCAAGCGTGGCAGATCCCGAGCGCAGCGCAAGGACATCGACAAACCCGAAGAGATCTTGGCGAATTCTTGCATGGGGATTCCAATGCTCTGTGATTCCAACGGTCCACCCACCCGACCGCAACAGCGCCAAGGTTCTTTGGGTCGGGCTGGATGGCATCCTAGAGCGCCCCGCCCTGCCACTGTGCTGCCTTGTAATGCATTTGCAATTCTACTATCATGGCATGGCCTTGGAGGGCCAATGCCAAAGATTGGCAGGACTCATGAAGTAATCTTTGGAAATGTCCTGGCAGTAAGGACTTATTGCGATTCCTGCCGTAGGGCCGCCCTGATAGTCAAAGGCTTGCTGGCTTGCTGCGGCAAATCCGTCAATCGTGAGCCAGTCGGACAGAAGCGCGAGTGTGAGCCATGCCAGAAACGACAGCGTCCCCCATTGAAAGCGAGGCTTCGCCAACTCGCAGAGCAAAACAATCGCTGCGCCTATTGCGATTTGGAATTCGGATCGATGATTTCCAGGAGGGAGATATCGCTCGTCCTGGTGGTCAACTGGGACCATTGCGTCCCCTATGCCTATGGCCAGAACAACTCCACCACGAATTTTGTTGCCGCTTGCCAAGTCTGCAATAGTATCAAGCGCGACATGACCTTCCCGAGCACGGATGAGGCCAGGGCCTATGTCATCCAAAAAAGAATTGCCAAGGGCTATTTGTGAGCACTGCCATGCCGAGTTTCAGCCGAAGCGGGCCTGGCAGAAATACTGCTCAACTTCCTGTTGCTGGAAAGCATGGGACAAGAGACATCCGCGCCAAGTACCGACCATTCATACCTAGGAATTCATTTCTTCGCCTTGGCACTCTTCAGGAACTCAGCTCGGGCGGCTTCCCGTTCGGCTTCCCACTCCTGGTGCCAGCTCAGAGCCTTTTCCTTGGCTTCCTGGTCTATTGGTCCAGGGTCTCGTCTCTCACCTTCTGGGAGCCCCATGGCCTGGCTGGCGGTGTTCCTCATGCGGGGCTGGTACTCATCATGCCAGCGCTGGCCGTTGAGCCAGGACGCTGGATAAGGCCTCGGATCGCGCCCATCACTGGACAGCACGCGCTCAAGACACCCGCCGGGGAGCTGCTGGCACTTGATGGCAACCTTGAGAATCACCATGGCAGGGAGTTTACCTGCCTTCTGAAGTTTCAGGAAGGCCTTTTCTGCAGCTGCCCAGGCTTCTCTTCGTGGGTACCAGGAACGGAAACTGTCCCAGTCTTCGGCCACCGACATGCGATCTCCTTGCTGCGCGCGCACTCCTCTGCAGCTCGAATCGTGTCCTCTCTTGGAGGTCTCCAAGAAAGGAATCGGCTCAGGTTCCCGTAGATCTTTCTCATGAGAATAGATCCCCGACCTTGGACCGGGTTGAGAACGGTGGTGCCGCTCTCCGCTCCCAGAGGGTAGGAATGAGGCTCATCCCTCACTCCGTCTCTGGTGAGCCTCCGGCCTGGCCTCGGTTGTGTTTCCAGATGGCCCTTCCGAGGACTATTGCCACGCGGGTTTCAGGACCAGCCCAAGAGGGGGATACCCTCTCGACCCTTTTGGTCCTCCCCGGATCGGTAGCGGGGTTGTATTGTTCGGCAGCGACCTTCAGCATTTGCCGGCGTGCCCCCAGGTAAAAGCACCTATCCCCGCGTGGCGCTGTAGGAATCCATCTCGCCAAACTTGATTTATTGGTAGGTCTTCCGGTAGGATCAGCGCTACCTTTTTGTTTGGCAGCGAGAAGGTAATCCATCTCCGCACCCAATGCAAGGGCCTCTTCGGGGGCCCTTCGCATTTCCTGCTATTTCTTTTCGGTTGATTTAAATAGAACAAAGGAACCGTCAGACGGCGCCTCGTCAGTAAATGCTCCAAAGTGTGCCCCACATGACGGACATGGAATCGTCGTAGTTCCAAGCCGTTGATATGCCTCCGACAAAGAAGCCATCCAATGATGGCCACAGACGAAGCAAGATGCTTTCCGCTTTTCGGTCATGGAAGTTTAAATACCTCGGAAAGCTGCTTGTCCAGCTCAACGGCTCCTGGCACCGCTTTGGCAATAATCTCTGCGATCTTTTGTTTATTCAAAATCTCACGATGTTGCCATTTGGCAAGCTCGTCTACGGCGTTTTGCCAAGCGTCCCAATTTCTCTGTTTCTGATCTATTGCGGCCTCCAGGGCAGCTCGGATCCTGGAGAGGGCATCTATTCCTGTTGACCCACAGTACGAATCCTGAGTTTCTCGTAAAAGCTGATAGACAATCTCGAAATCCTTCTGCATCAGCTCACTGAGCTTGATCATTCCCATCCTCCACGGAGCCTCCACCGGTGTGCTCTTGCGCTTTCTCAATCGCCGTCTGAATGTCTCGTCGGTACTGTTCGAGCTGGGCTAGGACGATAGGTTCCAGCGCGATCCGATTCACCGGATCTTGTGCCCGCGTGTCGAGCCAGATGTGATATCCATCGAAGGAGACGTAGACCCCATCACCGAGATAACGATCATCGATCAGCTTCATTTTTATTGTTCCTTCACCCAATAAACCCATCCTTCCTTAGGCACAGGAATCGAGTCCATGTCGATGCAGTCGAAGGCGTCGGGCAACGGCGCCCACTGAATGCATTCAGGGCAGTCAACAATGTCGACATAGCCACAACCCTTGGTGCAGCCAGAGACCAGAGAGCAGCCAAGGCCCCCAGTAGTGATCCAGCAAGGGCAGAGATTGCAGCGGGCGTCGTTGGAAGAGATCGAGCCATCGTCCCAGTGCTTCACCACCGTGATCTCGAGCTTGGCGGGTGACGAGGAGACCTCGAGGCAGATGAGGGAGACCAGTAGCGCTAGGATCATTTTGGGAATGGGTCCTCTCCGCCCAGATCGACAATGTGTTTCCTGAGCAAGTTGAAGATGCAGAGTATCCGCTCTCGCAGGAACATGCCAGGAACTTCCTGGGGGCCCGGCCCACAAAGGCACGGAAGTGGATGCAGCAGATCATGGATCTCCATGATGATCCCGTCGGCCATCTCGGCGTTCAGCTCCTTGATCTGCTCGGGCGTCATTTCTTTCCCTTGGTGAACTTCCCTGGATTTGTGCAGGTCTCGTAATGCGAGACATGGCCTAAGGTCTTGTCGAAGTCGAAACTTTCTCCAGCGAGGTATCGATTCATTTCAAGTGAGGTTAGAGTGTTCCAATCGACGGGCACGTTGGCTCGCTTCCCGGTCTTCGGATTCAGCTTCCCTTTTAGGAAAGCGAACAGACCAGGACAACCCGGCTCGCGGCATGGGGTAGGTGCGCTCATTCTGTATCCTCGCAAAGTCTGTCCCGATACGGATGCTCATGCGTCACGCATTCCGTCCCGCAGTGGACCAGGACGACGCCGCTACCGGACATAGATGCCCCCTGGGACACGCTTGCTCCAGATGAACCAGGCATATTCGATGCTGTCGGTCTTGCCGTTTTCGGTGAAGCAGGGCCGCTCCGACAGCACCAGAAGCGCGTCGGGTGGAAAGGCCTGCCAGAAAGGGCGGCGCTTTTGGGAGCCTAGGAAGTTGAGGCGCAGAAGATAGGCGACGCTCTCAGCCTCAGCAAGAGACTTTGACAGGAATTGCAGAGCCAGAGAGAAGGGCGGGTTCGTGATGATCCAGTCGTACTTGCGTCCCTTCAGATCCGCCTTCAGATAGTTGGTTCCCTCCGACAACTCACACCATTCCGTAGAATCGAAGTACCTGCGGAACACTGTGGTGATGCGCCCGACGCCACGGCACGGCTCTAGCCAGCGCTTGCCGCCGAATTCCATGTCATAGAATAGGAGAAAGGACAGCAACGTATCGACAGACTTCGTCGGCGTTTGATAATTGTCCAGCTCGCCGGTGCGCTGCGGCCGTCGCGTGCTACTCATGAGATTCCATCCAGTCCTCGTAGACGCGCGGGGAGGGATGGCAGTCGCAAAGAGGGGAAGAGTGGATCACTTTCCCTCCTTCTTGAGCTTCCTCGCCTCTGCCCGAATCTCGGCAGCCACGAGGGAATTCTTGGGGTACATGCGCGAGCAGCGCATCATGGCGCGGTAGGCTGCGGCGCGTTCGACTTCAAGGAGTAGGCTGTACATCTCGTCATGATTCGCAGCAAGGGGATTCCAGTGAAGGTAAAGCCTCTCCCGGGCGCTCGGCTGCTTCATCCCCTCACTTTCGCGAGGCAGTCACGGCGACGGTCACGACATGCTGGGCTTATGTCACCCATGCGGCAACCCTCACCATGAAGTTCGTGATGCTCCCCGATCGCTAACCTCTCCAGCGCGGCGAGGGCTTTGTCGTGACAGTCCATGTGCCTAAAGTCAAGGTGACTTATCATCTCTCGCAGCGCCCCCGCCACAATCCCGTAATCGTCAGGTCTACTCATTTCTGATACTTCACGTTGCAGGCCATCGACAAGTATGACTATAAGGATTGGAAGGCTCATAGCACTTACAGAGATAGGCATGTTCTAGATCGCAGGGAGGGAAGCAATCACCTCCGGGCCTCTCTCGGTCTATGGCACACGGACACGCCTCATGCAATCGCCGGCGAAGATCGGCGCTCATGAGTAATCCCCATTAAACTTGCAGGGCACATCCTTGCGCTTTTTGCAATGAACACACTCAACGATGTCCCGCTTCCCATCGCACTCAACAGTGACCCAGCGATGCTTGCAGTTGGCGCTCATCCCTTCCCCTTTCTTTTCGCTCTGCCTGCGCGGACTTTGGAGAGGATAGTTTGCCGAATTTCCGCAGACCCCATCTTAGGCCACATGGTTGGATGAAACAGTCTCGCCGCCCGCAGCATCCCAAGCTCGAAGGCTTCGGCTTCGACTTCATTGAGCAGCTTGTCTCTGGATGAGGTGTTAAGTTCAGTGTAGATTCCAAGGAGCAGAAATCTATCTAGCCTCGTCCTCGCGCTCAGCTTCTTCACTCCTTCACCTCGCAGCGGGGATCTGTGTAGGGATGTACATTGCAGGTAATTTTCAAGCACTGTTCATGGCAACGACATTGTTTAACATGCCCCCTTCTGCTCCTCTCTTCCCTCACCGCAGCAGCAACGGCGGCGTCGAGGGCGGCGTGAAGGCCATCGCATTCCATTTGAAACGGAGGTTCGGCCTGAGATAGTACGAGTTGCCTTCCTCCGCATCGACAGGCATTGTGAGCCTCCCTCAGCGCCTCCCCCGCACTCACCTCCTGCAAAGTGCTGGCAGGCATTGACGAGATCATTGCCTTGAGTCGGTCACGCTCTTCAAGCACTGTTTCACGATCCGCTGCTACTATTCTGGCTATCACCAGAAAGCGGTCTACAGAGGCAACCTTGGAGTCTGAGTCCTCTTTACTAGCCGAGTGAGAAGCCGCCCTTGATTCAGCATCTTGGACAGCGCGGCGAAATACCATAGCTAACTCCTCGGCGGCTGGAAGGTTGTGCTTTAACGCGAAAGTCTCGGGCACTGAGTCACGCATATTCTGTACTTTTAGCCTCAACATTTGAGCTCTCGCACAGCACGGCGAAGTTTCCATGTTAGCGCCACACCCTGGGCAATACTGCTTCAAGTCTGCGTTCATGGCCTATACGCTCCATCCCCCGAGTTGAGCGCTTCGTCTACGGATGCCTTGAAGCGGCGGTAACCTTCAAGCTCCGCTTGCTGTGCCTCCAGCAAAGCGCGGAGGCGGGAGAGGGCTTCACAAGTCGGGCATTCGTCTTTAGTACATATTCCCATCCCCAGGAAAGTAAAATCCTCATAAGTCTGTTTTGTCATTTGCCACCAGACTGTTGTGTAGAAGATCGACAATAGCTTTTAATCGAGTATATTCTTCTTGTGTAAGTTTCCTGGAAACGCGCAGTTGAAGTAGGCATCCAGGGCCTAGAGGCATACGCAAGTAAATGGCAAAATCCTTCCCCAGCAAAGCGTCGTGGTCCACCCCCTCCGCCAGCTTGCGCTCACTTCCCACGTCACCCTCCTTAAATGTGCCGCCTCACCATCACCACCCGACTTCCATGCGAACACGGAACATCATCTAGAATGCCAAGCACGCCATAGGATGGACTCGCTTAGCAAATGGGTCCGTGTGATGAGGCGGCATCTCCTCAACCTTCAATGCATCGGGCCGGGTTGTCCCCGCCCATCTCTCAGCTCACCCCGGATCGGGCGTCCCTCAGTCATGAGGGAAAGATGGGCGGGGATGTCCTAATGGCGGGATGGCTTCGGCTCTGTCGCGCGGCCCTGGATGAAGTCGAAGCCATGAGCCGTGACGATGGCCGGCTCCCTGTCGTGATTCACTGCCGGACGATGTCGGGCTTCTTCGGGGGCGGCGTCGGGCCGTCCAGAGGACCGCTCGAGTTCGTGATCGCTTTCACCTGTGCGCATCCAACACCTCCGCATTGTCCGCAGTAGTAGGCCCTTCCTCCCGATCGAGAGGTGACGTAGCACATGCTGCCGTTGTCCGTGTACTGACCCTGGGTCAGAGCGCGCAGGAAGGAATCGTCTCCTTTGGCCTGACAGGCCCGGGCGAGACCGAACAGCGCGTCACGAACGGCCAACGCGTCGGAGAACGATACCGGCCTATCCAGCCAGTAGGGGTGCTGCACTCCGGCGGCATCCTGGAAGAACACGACGTGCAGCTTGCCGTCAGTCGGCAGGGTAGCCGCCATCGTCATCGAGCCAACGAGCAGAACACAGGCGAGAACCGCGAACCAGCGTAGTCTCACACAGCCTCCCTTCAGCCTTCGGTTTTAGAGCGTCCAGTCCCTGTTCGGAAGAATGTTCTGATCGAAGTCCGGCAAGTGGGTCTCGGTATCGGCGCGTCCCGAGCCGAACGTTATGGGCCGATGGGGCAGCGGCTTGGGAATGAACCGGAGCGGGCATCCAGCACCTTCCCACAGCCAGACGTAATGGGCCAGAAGGCTAGCTTTGGCCTGCTCCTCTGTCTTTCCCCGGGCCAAGCGAATGTACGGGCCCTTCTCTGATTTCCAGAACCGAACGAACTCGGCGAGCTGCCTCTTACTGGGCACGGCCGCCTTCAAAAAGGCACCTCAACTTCCGCACAGATGGCGTTGTATTTATCAGCTGTAATGGCCTTGCTGGTGGAGAATCCGAATTGCTCACAGACCTCGGCAACTCTGTCCGCGACTTCCTCTTTGCTCATGCCGCCATCGTTGCCAGCCTTGTATGCGATGGCCCAAAGGCGCTTGTGTTGGGCCTCCGAGATTCTGGGTCCGGCTGTCTTGGTGCTCGCACTTTGGCCAACTGGAGCGCGATCTGTGGGAGGAACTGCCTCCCCGCGGTCTTGGACTTCTGGTGCGCGGTCCGTTCCCTGGGCGTCAGGATCATCCTCTGGCGCAATGCCCACGATGCTGAGAAGGCTGTAGCGCTTCGCATAGGTGAGAGCGATCCCGACCTTCTGCGCGGCGTTGGCCCCGGAGCGGTCTTCCCCGATTGGCATGGCGACCTCTCCAGATTCCTCAAAGTGCCCAAGGCCATGGCTGATCCGGCAGTTCGCCGTCACCTTGTTCGCTTCCACTCGATGACGCCAGGATACCGACAGATCCAGATCCGTCATCAGAGGCACGATGGAGCCCATGACCGAATCGAGCGTGGCATAGGTGTAGGAGAATTCTCCAGCCCCCGCCCTGATCTTGGCTTTCCCGTTCTTGCTGATGACCGGACAGCGCTTCTGAAATTCCACCATGGCCCGATTCCAGGCTTCTTTCGCCTGCTCTGCCCTGACCTCTTTGGCGAGCGTGAAAAGGCGCTCCAGGACCTCTACGCCAGCGCCCTGCGTGACGGCTTGCGAAAGAAGCTCCTGAACGTCTAGCTTCCGAAGTGCTCCTGGCTTTTCAGTCGTGGTCAGTCCGGCTGTACTGGACATCACCTTACCGCCGAAATCTGTCTGCGGGCCTTCTTTGTCGCGTCACGGCGACGCGCGGTGTCAAGTAGTAGGCGGAAGTGGCGCCGAACCAATGTTCTTGGAATGGCTTCACCAGATTCCCAGCGAATGACCGATCGCTCTGACGCGCACACCACATCTGCCATGTCGGCATGGCTCCATCCCATCCTCCGCCTTAATTCTCGGAGTTCCTCCGGAATCTTTAGGGCCTCCAATTTCCTCTCCTCCCATATATCGTCACATCGGTGCCAGGCGGCATGGGTTGCGCGACTAATTATCACAAGGTGCTCCCTGTTGCGGCACCATCTGTTTCGACATAGGTGATGCAGGACCGCGCTATCTTCTTCCTCGCCGATAAAACTTACAGAGGGAGGCCCGTTCCATGTTTTGCCGCACGGACCAACCGGAAGCGGCTCATCAGGATGCCTTGGCACGCCTTGCCTCCTCGAGCATTCTCTCCAGTTGGCGGGAAGAGCCCTTGCTATAGCAGCCCTTCGTCTTCCACGTCCAGACGGTACGCTCATGCCGTGGCGGATTAAGAGATTCGCCCAGCTCCCTGAGAGTGCAACCTGTTCGCCTGAGAAGTTCCCTGACCTGCTTCGCAGTCATCCTTCCCTCCATGGCTGGAAGATGCGCTCATTTCTAGAAGTTGTCAAGAAGAAAATAGGTAGGGGCGCCCCCGGTTTCCCGGGGGCTTCTCTCTCAACGGCCTCTGGCTCTACTCACAGTCATTGGGTGTGGAGGCCGGCGGTGCTTGAGTGGAAGATACCGCAGGAATGGCAGAAGTGCAATAAAAAAGGCCCCCCGGCGATGTTCTGCAGGAGGGCCATTCGCACGGGGGTAAGATGCGAATCTAGGGAGTCGGTGCGGCGTCCGTGTTGGCGACGATCGCATCCGCGATCTTCTGCTTCTGGGTGTTGATCGAGGCGATGGCCTGGTCCAGCATCGCCGGGTTGGCGTTGGCGCGCGCCTCCACGAGCTGCGCGTGAAGGTCGGTCAAGAACGTGATCACGGAATCGACAACGGTGTCCTCTGCGGTTACTGCGGCGAGCAAATCATCGATCTTTGCCATTGGGGCTCCTGGGTAAAGGTGCTGCTGTTTAGGGAACTGGGGGAACGTCGGGAGCGGGATCGGTGTTGATGTCGATGGCCTCCTTGAGCTTGTCGGTATGTCGGGTCACGGCATCGGTGGCTTCTGCCAGCCGCGGGTCATCTCCTCCGGTCGGCAACGCCTTGAGGATGGCGAGCGCCTTATCCACCTTCTTTTCGATCCGATCAAGCTGGGTGGATTTCTTCTTCCTCCCGGGGAGCTGGATCCCCAGGAGTTCATCGATCTTGTCCAGCCTTGCATGCAGATCCTTCTCTCTCATGGCATAACCTCTTCCGTGACTTTTGAGGCGTGGGGGACCGCAGTATCTCGGCTTCATCGGTCGAGAGCCCATGATCTCATCCTTTGGGGGCCTGCGCTACTGGGTCGTATGCCCTATTTCTTTGTGGAGGGTAGAGCCCCAGTTCCCTCCGTCCGCGACTCCGCTTCCCGGGTCAGGGGTATGGTGCCGCCCGTGACGTTGTGCTGCTTGACGAGCATGCCGGTGACAGCCAGCGCGATTCCGAAGCCGATGGCCCAGAGATTGAGGGAGCCGTCCGGATTGCGCCATCCGACAGTGGAAGTGCCCAGAAGTCCGGCGATCCAAAAAGCCAGCTTCACTTGCCAGTTCTTAAACATCAGATCTCCTTTGCGTTACATGCGCTTCCAGTAGTGATTGCTCAGGACCTCGATCTCCAAATCTGCATTCCAGGTCTGCCCGGCATTGTCTTTCATTCCACTCCAGGCGCGAAATGGCCCGATCTCCGTCCCATGAATGGTGATCAGCCCAGCCGTGTCGACCTCGACGATGATGCCCGTCTTGGGATGCTTGAAATAGACGGGCAGGCGAGTGCTTCCTTTGGCATGCCAGGGCTCGTGCTTGCCGTGCTTGGTCACCGGGTTATCAGCCAGGTGATGACGGTGACGACGCCACCGCCAAGCAATGATGCGGCACCAGAAACCACCGCAATGCGACCGAAGATGTTTGCCTGCGCATTCTCCAGGGATCGGATGCTCTTGGTCAGATCATCGATCTTCGCCTCATGGACCTCCCGCGGCACATAGCTGCTCTGCATCTCGCGAAGGCGGCCTGCCTCTCCATTCAGCTCAGAAAGACGGCGCATGAACTCGGTGAATTGATGGGCGGTTGCAGTGTCCCTTCCCTGGAAGAGCAGATCGGTGCGGTCCTTGTTGGCCTGGATCTTCTCCTGGAGAAGCTGCTCCAGAATGGCCACCCTGGAGTCCAGGGAGTATTTGCAGTCCTCTCCGTTTCTCAATGCAGTCGCGGAACCTGGACGTTGCTGATAGTTCCGATCACCCCGAAGACACTGAGGAGCCAGAGAATCGTCACGCAAACAACGACACCAATCAGGATCTTCTTAATCGTGTCGTTCATCGGGATGTAAGTTGTGGCAAGCCAAAGAAGCAAGCCTACTACCGCCAAGGTGATGATCAGGGAAATTAAGCTCACGGTGAGATCCTCCTGTCAGTCAGTCCTCGAAACTCCAGCCGCGCATTACTTGGACGTGGATGTGTTCATTGGGTTGCCCGCGGTTCTCGATCTGGGAGAAGAAGCCCGGCCCCAGGGCCCGAGATAGGGCGAGCAGGAAGCGATCCTTTACCTCCTCGGTCAGATCATGGGACCGGATGTCGAGCGCCTCATTGGTGAAGTGGCGACTCAATGGGATCGCACTATGAGTGCTGTCATTCGCCGAGGTGATGTCGAGTTGGCCATCGGGGAACCATTCCGGGAAGGCTCTGGCGATGTAGACCAACACCTCTAGAATGCGGACCAATCCCCAGGTGAATCCCTTGAACACGACTCCGGGCTTGCAGACAACCTTGACGCTCATACGCCATCTCCGGTGGGCTTGGCGTCGTGTCTGGCCTTCCATTTCAGCGCCAACTCATTCTGAGCGTTCTTCCGAATCTTGCTCTCATCGGACGAGCTGGACTGCCGGTCCTCGAGAATGGCCCGCAGAAGCTGCAGGGCGGTCATGGACACGGGTCCGAACTTTTGTTTTCCGCTGCATCCACGGCTTCCACGGGAGCCGGGTTATCAGCGGATGGCCAAGGCCAGGCAGTGAGGCCACCAATCGGAGGTGTGGGGAGCAGCGGCCCAGGGTTCGCCACCGGATCATAGGTTGTTGAGACGGTAGTTCCAGTTCCTGGATCGGGTATGTCGGAGGTGAACCGGATCGGCGTTCCTGGCAGAGTTATCGTGCAGGCAAAAGGTTGGCCCTGGTCGTCGGTACAGGTGGTGACGGTGTTCTGTCGGATGGTCGCCTGGAAGTAGTAGTACGCCGGAGTCTCGGGCCCACCAAGGCAGTCGAGCAGCGTTCTATCCCAAGTCCATAGGGCGAGCAGCAGAGCGGCAATCATGGCTTCGCCCGGATGCGGCGTTTCCCGTTATCCTTGGCCCGAATGCGCTTGTCCTCGACCCTCCCTGCGGCCTCACGGGCGCCTACGGCTCCGCCAACCTGGGATGGCACTCCTCGCGGCCCGACAACGGCAATGCCCTTGGCGATCTTCCGCCCCGTCTCCGCTCCAATCTTCGCTCTCCCGCGCCCGGCCTCCGCAAGCATTTCCGTGAGCGCTCCAGCATCGCCGGTCTGCTTCGGGGACCACTGCCGGTTGAGAGCCAAATCATCCATCAGGCCGGCATAGTTCGATCCCGTTGCCTTGTCGTACTTCCGCACGACCTCCTCAATTACGCCATTGCCCTTGAACCTGGCGACCGTGTTCGGGGCAGAGCGCCTGAGATTGCCCTTGTCATCGACCAGGAGGTTTTTGAAACGCTTGATGGCGTCGATCTCCTCGCTTGTGGCATGGAAGGCAGCAGCGGATTCTGGCCCAGCGAGGCTATCCCTGTGCTGCCGAGCGAAGTTCTGGATGTCCTTCAGATCCTGGGCGATCAGGCTACCGCCTTCCTTTCCGATCGCATCCTTGACCGGCTGCCGGATGCGCTGGATCCAGTTGTGGAACTCCTCGATGCTCATGGACTGAGGCAGTCGGCCGGCCAGGTCGTCAAGGGCCGCGTTCGCGGCGTCCTCCGCCTTGTTGACCGCGCCGGATCTGCGCAGGGACTGTATGTGATCGAAGACGTCCTGCATGTCGACCTGAGCAGGTGCATTAGTTGTCAGTGCCGCCTTTGCGGCGGGAAGGGTCGGCGCCCGGGCCGCCTTGGCGGCTGCTCCGGACTCCTTCGCCAGGGCAAACTCTTCGCCCCTCGGTCTGGCTTTGATCATGTCGTAGGCCTTTTTCCCGCCCATGGGGGCTCGGTCTGCGACTTCGGCAATGGCCTCCCTTGGGATCCCCGCCCGGCTTCCGGCAAGCCCCATCAGTCCCTCCAGTGTGCCGCGGACAATCCCGCTCCCAAGGGCCGCCCCGCCACCGACCTTTGCCGATTCCATGGGGTCAATCTGGTATTCCGACTCACCCAGCTTGCGAAGGCCTTGGAGGCCAAGGTCCGCAGCGCCGACGATGCCGCCTTCAGCAAGGGCTGCGGGTATCAGGCTCATGCCGCCCGTGAGCGGAGATGCCAAGATCGCCGCGCCCGATGCCAAGGTCTGCCTTGCGGTTTTGGAGGAGACGCCACCTTCGCTGGGGATCTCGATAGGTGGCGAGGTCATCGCCGGCGTTCCACGTGGAACATTGCGGAACGGGTCCTGGCCCTGAGAGAAGGAGTCCGGAGACGCTCCCGCGGCGGCCGGAGCCGCAGATCCGTAGCCTTCGAGTGTCGCCAGATCCCTGAAGGCCTGCTCCTTTGGGATGCCGGCGGCTTCCGCCTTCTTGAGCAGTTCTGCCCGCTTCTCATCAGGGAGTGGTTGGGGCAAGGCCTTGTTCCTTTTTCAGCTTCTCGAGGAACTGCTGATACTCCTGGACCGCGGGATCGGCAGTCTTTGGAGCAGCGCCTGCAGAACCGCCAGCAAGTCCCTCAAGCAGGG